TTTAACGTACTCCATTTTGGTAATGTATTTCTCTATTAGAATCTTTAAGTTTTTCAATATCTTCAAGAGCCTTTTCCATTTGTTTAGTTAAAAACTCTATGTTTACCTTATTGTGCATCATGTTTTCAATCTGTTTATTAATTCGATCGGTGGTCTTGTAAAGGTCTTCGAGCATCATGTACTGCTCCGAATCTGCGGGCAAACTTCCCAGCATTCCCCGGGGCCACTTGATCCTAAATTCTGTGTTCATTTCCAAATCTTTATTCATAATTTCTAGTTGAGTTGACATACGATTCTGGTTCTCAATAATACCGAAGTAAGCCCAGGTCCCGATCGCGACCATCGCGATCAAAGAGAAAACCGTTTTCATCGGCATCTGAACTCTTGCTTCGTCTGAAATTTTAAGTGTCATTAGTAGTTATAACTCCCTGAAGAGCTACTTCCTTGTTCTAATTTTTCAAATAATTTTTTATGTTGGTCCATGATCTCTTCATCAGAGTCCATCATCTGATCCATTTTCATATTAAGTCTTTCGACATGTCTCTCTAATTTATCCACTTTATCTTCATGAACTGCTTGGATTGTAGAGAGTTCAAATGTACGCGAAAGACTCCAGCCCCCTAGGGCTATGAGTAATCCTACTAGTAATGTCATTAACTTATCAGCCATTAAAATATAATATCCATGACCAAGTATAACGTAATAAATATAAACATTCCAGTCATTTGAATGTCATAGGGATGATTATGCACTCCTTACCCCACAATTTAAATATATGTGAGTAGGGATATTAATAAAATTATAAAAGCAGAAACGAGATATGTTATCCATTTAGCTTCTCTCTGCTCCTTTATCCGTGCAAGATTTCGTGCCCTCAATATTTTTAAAGCCTTGTATCTCACTATTCTTCACACCCATTGTTAAAAAACTTTGTTCATACGTTAGTTGCTCTGCGTTTTCTTGTTCGTCTTTTATTTGACAACATGTACCTGATTCTTCTTTTTCTTTGGTATGCATATTGCAAGTTTGTTTTTCTTCTATTGGCATGCTTCACACTCATTTGTGTCATCCACGACTAAACCTTCAGGTTCTGTACAATCACATGAGGAGCAGTTGCATTCCTCGTGATCTGCTTCTATGCAGTGACATAAGTGTCCACATTTTTTACAAGTTTTGTTTTTCATTTTTTTCTATGTTGTAGAAGTAGTTATCACTATCTTCTGTTTTCCATTTGCTGTCGTCTTCCACATTCCATTCGCTTGTTTGTACTTTCCAATCGACTGGAATTTCATCTTTCACAGTGAAAGACGGAATACTCCATATTAATCTATTATTAGGCTGTGCCGCATAGTTGCCATTGTCCAGAGCAAGTATGTGTGCGCACTTATGTTCGTGCGGTATTTCAGAATGATCTGTGTCAACTATATTACTCTCTGGGTGGGCCCAGTCAACTGTGAAAAGATAGGATCCTATGTGCCAGACCTTATCTTTGTCTATATATTTCCCTGATTGACCATCTAAGATATCGTAATTAGTAATAGCAGGATAATAACTAAAGCAATTCCAAAGCTCCAACTGGTCAAGGCGAGTCCTAGGAACGTCTTTGATGTTAAATCCTCTTTGAATAAACGCACTAATCGGAAGCCGATAGAAGATAGCACCATTTTCCATAAGTGCATGAAACAGAATAGGCCGCCCTGTAATCGATGCAACCCCAAAAAGAATGCAGTCTTCCACTTCTCCGTGGTGTGCTTTGAGATCATAGAGATATTCTCTCCGAATCTGCGCATAGATCACAGGAATATTCGCGTTTAAATAAGCCATCTAACATATAACCCTTACGTTGCTAAAAAATAAATGGCAACAATCACTACTACAACAGCAGCAGATATTTTAGGATTAGCTTTTGCTAATGCCAAAAGTTGTTTCGCTTTTTCCATAGTTTCCTCCTATTTTATGTCACCCCAGTTTTTACCGGACGCGTAGTCTACCTTATTTGGTACCTTAAGTCTAATCGCATTTTCCATGATATTTTTTATTTTTAACGCTGTTTCTTCATCGGGTATAGAAACACATAATTCATCATGGATTTGAATGTGTGGAAGTATACCATTTTTATAAAGATTCACCATTGCTTGTTTAGTCATATCAGCGGCACTCCCTTGTACTAATCTATTTAATGCTCTGTATGTAAAAGCTAAACGATAATGTTTATTAAAATTAATATAATCAATGTCATCAGGATATTGTTCATGATACTTTAGCTTCGCTTGTTCTTTACTCATGATTGGTACCGGATCATATTTATAAGAAGTAATAGTTTGCCATTCTTTCTTTTCTTCATTATACTTCTTTTCTTCTATTTTTGTTTCAATTTCAAATCTTCCTAACTCAGCATTCCATTGTTTATCATAAGGTTCCCATCGATTAAATCTACAAAACCTGTCCCCTAAAGTATAAATAAGCTCATGTTCTTCTGCAAATTCAATTAGTCCATTAGATAATTCTTTGATGAAAGGGACTTTAGAATGGTAATCATAAAATAAATCACGTGCCTGTTGCGGCGTAAGTTCTAATTCTTTTTGTAATTTCATTTTTCCCATGCCATAAAATAAACCTAGGTTAATTGTTTTTGCTTGGCTTCTCGGTATTTTTGCCATGTCCGCTACAATAGCATGAAAATCTGTTTTAGGATTCTCTTTATAGGCATCTGCTAACGTATCAGTTCCGGGGAGGTCCCATCTTAATGCATAATGCACTACAATTCTTGGTTCTTGCTGAGAATAATCAAATGATCCCCAGGCACAACCTTCTTCTGGAATAAATATTTCTCTTATTCTTTCTCCTATAGGTCCTTTAGCTGGAACTTGCTGAAGATTTGGGTTACTCATAGAAAATCTTCCAGTTACTGTTCCGCCCTGGTCCGATCTAATTTGATTTATATCCGCATGGATTCTCCCTTTATGTACAAAACTTAAAAGTCCTTCGACAAAAGCATTCTTTGCTTTATCACATTCTCTGGCTCGAGCTATCATTCTAAGATATTTATTTTTATGTGTTCTTAAATATTGTTTAGGAAGTTGAGGCATCCCTGACTTAGGAGTTTTTTTGTAGTCTTTTATTTTTTGTTGATCTAAAAGTTTTTTAATAGATGCAGATGCCCATATTTCTATTTTGATTCCTGTCTCTTTGTGGATATCTTTTATAAGCTGTTCTCGTTCTGTTTCTAATTCGTTGCCAAACTGTTTCGCTTTTTCAACGTCTACGCGAACTCCTTTAAACTTCATATCCACAAGACATGGAAATAAGTTTGTCTCTAATTTAAATATATTTGCTAAGTTCTTTTTGTCTCCATCAGCATTTACAAACAAAGTCTCCTTTAGTCTAGGTTCGAAAACATTCCATAGTTTTAAAGTCAACTTAACGTCTTGTTCTGCGTAATCTTTGACTAAGCTATAGGGAAGCTTATGCATATTATTAAGAGGGTCTTTGATACCATATTCTTTTAAGGATTTATCTTGGAGATCATATTTATATTTACTTTCTCCACTAAGATAATCTTTACTTATTGAATCTAAAGTATATCTCATTCTATTCTCATCTATCACGGAGGCAGCAATCATGGTGTCTAATAGTTCCCCTTTAGGCATTAGCCCACTTTCAGCTCTAATCCAACATACATCGTACATTGCATTATGAAAGACTTTTTTAATATTTGGATTTTGAAATAATTTTTTATTTAATGTATCCCATGTTTGTTTAGGATCCAGATTACCGCTCATAGCGTGCCGAATAGGAAAATATAAAGCTTGTTTACCTGTACAGACTCCAATTCCACACACATACCCCACACCTCTAACGGCCCCTGATCCTTTTGTTTTTAAGTCGGGATCATAAGTTTCTAAGTCAACTGAAACTATATCAATCCCTTTTAAATTTAAGTCACTTAGTTCAGGGGAAGTACACATTATTTTTTTAATATCCCCCAAAAATTTTTCTTATCTAATGGATTCTCTTCTGTGTAATCTCTCTCAATAATCATATCAATATAATGTTTTGCTTTTTCCAAATCTTGCTTTCCTCCTTTATAAGTATGTCTACATATATACTTGATTGCGTTGCCTTCCGCAAATAAAATTTTATTTTTATTAATAAATTCGCTCGGCTGAATTTTTAATTTTCTATAGTGGGATCCACCAATTTGTTTATTATAAGCCCCCATATTCTCCTAGACTCCTTCCTGTTTCCGATCTTAAAACCCATGCATCATTTATTCCCCGACTGAACATAGTATATTTTAATCTTAATTCCACAAACATAGGTTCACGTTTACCTCTTCTAAATATGGTTAAATCTCCTACTACATTATCGAACGTTGTTCCTTTTATTTTATGAATATTGCCATACTTAACTCTGATCTTCCCATCAAAATCAAATCCATTCTTTACGATTTTTCTAATATAAACCATTCTTCTTTCGTGGTGCTTGACGTCACACCCCTTTGCGCGTTTTCTTAATAAATCAAAATTCTTTACCTCTTTCGATTGTGGTTTTAATAACCCTGCTTCAATTACTTCATCAATAGTATAATCTTTATTAATCCAATCTTCAAATTTAAAAGAGCCTTTTCCATAAACAATAGCCTTACTACTTAGATATTCCCAGAAATGTTTTAGTTGCTTTAAACTTTTAGGTGCTCCTTCAATAAAGCTGGGCCATTCA